CAAAAATTAAAGACGATGAGGTTAGAGAGGTTCTTTCCGATTTGATTCTTTGTCTCTTGAAATAAGGAGGGGTTGAGAAATGGATTTCTTTGACCTTGCAATGAAGTTTGTCGGCTCAACGGCTCACGAGGTTAGTCCCGGCCGTCTTTTTGAGAGCATCTTTTTGCTGGCAATCATTTGGAAAAAGCTAAGGCCTTCACTGGATCAAATTAACGATCGGCTTTTGAGCTTGGAGAAAATAGTTGGCGAAGGCTTCAAGTCAGGCGAATCTAGATTTTCACATATTGAGTTTCGATTGGCGAAACTCGAAAACCCAAAGCCATTAGGAGTCTCTCAAAATGAACAGCGCGTATGACATCAAAGCACTCGGCGAAAAGCTCGCATCAAAAGGTCTCGCAATCGCTGAAGCATCGGTAGAAAAAGCCGGCGCTGAAGCTTATGCGGCGATCAAAGAATGGTTTGTTGAGTCGGCAGCATTGTCGCAAAACAAATTTGACGACCTCGTCGTTCCATTCTTGGGCCAAGTTGACGACGTGGTTTTGCCAGCAATCGCAAAACTTGACCTCGACAAAGACGGCAAGTGAAAAACAGTTTCGTAGTTAGGTACGCGACACATTTGTTGCTTGCTCAACTAGGAATAGCCGGCGGGTTCTTGGGACTCGTCGGCGGTTACTTCATTTCGCTCATTCTTGGCGAGCTTGCCGATCGTGGCATTATTCAAATTGACATAACGCTAGACGCGCTCGAGCAAGCGAAGAAAGATCCAAAGTGGAGGGCCGCTGCCGTCGCCGTTTATGCGAAGGCTTCAAAAGGTGCCAAAACCGAGGAGGAAAAAATTGAAATTCGCGCTCAATACCAAAAAATTCTTGCTGACTACGCTACTCTTGGCGATGGCAACCCTATCGGGATGCTCGTCAATGACCAAAATCCCCAATCCTAAATTCTACGCTGAAATCCCATTCGTCGATTGTCCTGAAGCGGTTTGGGTTGAAGTGCTCACTCACAAGAGCGGCTTCGTCACTTGCGAAGATTGGAAAACGATGCGGCCTCTCATGATCATGATCGATCCAGAGGGGAAAAAAGAAATTTTCGAAGGGTGGACGCAAGCTTGCCGTTACGCCGGCGGGAAAAATAAAGCCAAGTGCAATCTTCAGATGAAATCGGTTCGCGACACGATTGAAAAGATCGATCAAATCGCCGGTCAAGTATTAGGTCCGGTGCTTAAATGAGAGAAGAATTTCTTCAGTGCGCAGCGGACGAATGTTTGCATACGACAAAAGAAAAATGCCTTGAGTCGGCATTCGACGCTGGCGTGCGCTCTGTGATCTTCGGAAAAGCCAAAGCGCCTGATGTCGTTCCGAAGCCGACGCAAAAGAAATCCCCGCCTTGGTTTCTATTCGCTAACCAATTCAAAGGACTAAACGAGAACGATCCAATTTTGCAGCATGAGCTAGTGCCGAAATGGCGTTTGCTGGGGCTCAACCTCAAAACCATTGCTCAACCGTGGGCCGCATGGTGCGGACTTGCGTGCGCGGTCGCGCTCTCGGGCGTCGGGATCGATTTCATAAAGAATGGTGCTGCCGCAAAGAACTGGGATAGCTATGCGTTGAATGTAGACTGGCGCAAAAACGGCATTCCGCAAGGCGCGATCGTGCGCATTAACAATGCGGGAAACTGCACAAGCACGACAGGCAATCACGTTTCTATGGCGAATGGTGATTGTACAGCCGAAGAACTTTTGCGCCCGCGCGCCACCATTGATCTTTACGGCGGAAATCAGGGCAATAGCTGGAAAGTCACCGCTTACCCGGCCGCAAATATTTGTGCTGTAAGATGGCCCAAAGATCAAAACAACCCCCTGCCTGGCAAAATCACCGTCTCAAAAAATTGCGGTTCTAACGTCTCAAAAGAGAGCACCCGTTAGGGGCACAGGGGCGCCAGATCTAATAAAATCTTGGGGGATCTAATTAGATCGACTACCCCTGTGCTGCTTAGATATTAAGCTGGCAATCTAACCTATACAATGGCAAGGTTAGGTTATTGGGGGATCTAATGAAAAACCGTATCAATTATGTGCTTTACGCCATTTTTGCCGTCTCATTTTCGCTCTATCTGTGCGCTTGTGCACCTGAGTCACAAAATTCTGACACTCACACCTTTGAAGTTTCGGCAGCGCCGGACCTTGCTGAATGGGATTTCTCGCAAATGCAACCCCTCGACGGGCGCCCAACGATTCTGATCATCGGCGATTCGGTCTCAAAGGGTTACACGCCTTTCGTCCAGTTCTTGTTTCCCGACTATCAGGTCATTCATAACGTCGAAAACGCTCAGCACTCGCGCAAGGGCAAGACTTTCATCAAGGAATGGGCCGACCACGCGGAACACTGGGACATTTGCATGATCAATCACGGCCTTCACGACGTTCGCCCGCGAAATGGCATTTCGCTATATGAATCGGGCGAAAACATTCGCTTTGAGCTTCGTGTGCTGAAAGAGAAATGCGACCGCGTGATTTGGAACCGTACGACTTTCATTCCTGCCAACGCAGACCCAGAAAAGTATCCCCCTGGCAAAATTTATGAGTATACGCATGTCAGCGACAACGTTTCGGCCCAAGAGGGGGTTGAGCGCTGCGACCTGTACTGGCGCTCGCTCAAGATTCGCGCCTACGCGGCGGGCGCAGCGGCCCAAAACAACGTGCACTACACGCCAAAGGGAAGCTATGCCCTTGCGCTCAAGATTGAGAAATGCATTAAACAAGGCGGCGATTTTTGATCGTCAAATATTGCACAATTCGTCGCCAGGGCAATGACTGGCTCATCTTGTTTTTCGAAAACGAGGTTATGGTCGCCCAGGGCTTGCTTGGTTCGATTGCTGCCGTTAAGAAAATGTTAAAGTCGCGTGGCTATTTTGGTGGCGTCAAATGGTCCAAAATTAGCGAAGAGTTTTGCCAACAGCTCTACTCGTGGGAATAAAAAAGCCCGATCAAGCAAATGACCGGGCCAGTAAGAAACAAAGACTTGGCCAAGCGTTCAAGGTCCGCTCGTCTCGTAAACGAGATGCGCAACCCACATTTATTTCTCATTGCTCGTATACAGAAACTTCTAACCTAGGTCCATCTTTTTTTGGCCTGAATTCCTGCCAGACGTTCCATTGGCCCGTCACATTCCACGAATCGTCTGCAATCACGCCAGCGCTTACCAGGGCGTCCACCACGGGCTTCATTGAGCCGACCAAGCCGTCATAGTCCAAAGTCCTATGCGAATGCCTAGTGATCTTTATACGCGCTTTTTTGAGAGGTTCCGGGGGGAGTTGTTTCTTATTGAGAACGATTTGGGCGCGAATCATATAATCCCAATGTTTATTTTTCGAAAAATAACGCATTCGGTTACCGCGTAACGCTTTGTTTAATGAGTCAGGAATGCACTCGAGCAACAGGTCAATTCTGTACATTTCTTAAAATCCCTCTTGAATGTGTAGGTTTTTCCAAATTGAATCACTCTTGTCCAGGTGAGGGGTCTCTGTCGAGCCCATTGCCGAAGCGAGTACCTGGACAAGCGACGGCAACCAAATCGACAGGGGTGATAGCGTGAAGAATGCAAATGCAGACAAAGTCTTGTTTTGTTTCTTCGCATTCACGTTCAAACTGCGCGCTTAAGGCCATAGAAGGCGGAAGAGCATACACTCGTGACGCGCACGCGGAAGCGGGGGAATAAGTAACTTTCCCTCCAGGGGTTTAAGTCTTGAGGACTGACCTTTAGGGGGTTCCTGCGCTCAGAATGCAAAAGCAAACTAAACACTTGCAAAAAAAAAAGAAAAGTCTTAGACAGACATCACCGGACGCAAGGTTCGGGATCTTTGCGTTATCAAGCGGCCCGTCTAAACAACGGGCAGCAACCCCTTACAAAATCTAACCTAATGTTTGACGGTTTCTAAACAACTCGGTATTCGTTCGTTCGGGTTGCTTTACTTATAACGCTAGGGGTTTTTATGACTGGTTTTGCCAAGGCTGAGCGCAATTTAACGAATCCAACAATAGCGATCACGGGTCCGACGGGTGCAGGGAAAACATTCTCAGCACTTCGGTTAGCGACCGGGATTGCACAAGAAATGAATGCTAGATTTTGTGTCATAGACACTGAGAACGGGTCGGCTTCGCTCTATTCTGAGCTTTTCGATTTTGACACATTGAATATCACTCCACCGTTCACGACCGAAAAGTATATTTCGGCGATCCAAATGGCTGAAAAAGCCGGCTATTGCGCATGTGTTTGCGATTCTATCACCCACGCCTGGGCGGGCGAAGGGGGTCTACTCGAGCAAAAGGCTCAGTTAGATGCTCGCCCAGGCTCAAATCATTGGACCAATTGGAACCCGATCAAAGCGAAGGACCTTAAATTTAAAAACACCTATCTGCATTCGACGATCCCGTTTTTCATCGCAACCATGCGATCGAAAATGGAGTACGCGCAAAATGAAGATGGGGGGAAAAAGAAGGTTCAAAAGGTCGGTATGGCGCCAGTTCAATCCGACGGGATCGAATACGAATTTTCGGTCGTTTTCGACGCAGCAATGAATCATGAGTGTGAGGTTTCTAAAGATCGGACTCACCTGTTTGATCAAAAAAAGATTTTAGTCGTCACCGAAGAGACCGGAAAAATGCTCGTCCAATGGCGAAAAGGCGGCAAGGCGCGAGAAACTGTCAAGGCTGAAGCCAAAGCCCCGCCAAAGGTCGAGGATGAGCCGCAATGGCATCCACCAGAAGAGTCGCAGCAATTCGAGAGTGACGACGAGCTTGATAAAGCCTTGGGCGTTCCTGGCGCAGATTTGCCAGGCGGTTATGAAATCACCTTCGGTCAATTCGCAGGGAAAAAGCTCAAAAATTTGCCGGTGCCAGCTCTGAAGGGTTACATGGCTCTCGTTCGAAAACAGGCAAAAGAAAAAGGCGTTGAAATTGCTGACGACACTCCTGTCGGTGAGTTCTTGTATTTTGCTGAAGCGTTCTTAGGCCAAAAATGATCAAAGAAGAGATTGAAAAACTGCATTTGCAATTGGGTTCTCTTGATTCTGATTCTTTGATAGCCTTGATTGCCGCTCTGATTTATCAAAACGCTTCAGAGGACAAAAAAAACCTGATCAAAAAATATCTTTATTTGGCTTTGATGAGAGAGGGCCATTCATGAAAAAAGGCATGGCATACATAGGCACAGAAAAGCTGCCAGACGGCTCGCACGTCGGTCTGGTTACGATGAAACTCGAGAGCGGTTACTACAGAATGGAAACTCGCAAAAGCTTTTCAGAGCAAGGCCAGGCACTAATGGCAGCAAACGGATTGATCGAAGAGCTGAAATCAAAAGCTCTAATTTCGAACGTTAAACAAACAAACGGAGTCAGAATCAATGGCTAATTTGAAATTCAATTTGGCCGAAAAGGCCAAGCTTCGCGCATTTTTATGCGAATATTTGCATAACCGGATGCCGTCTGGCGATCCAGCCAGCCAAGATCTTATTTCTCAAATAGTCATTTTGACCGTGAAGCACGTTATGGAAATGGAAATCGACGAATGTTATTTGAGCGCAGAATTTCTCGCCGAAATGCTGGAAAACGAATTTGGCGGTGACAAGAATGGAGTAGTCGCGGCATCGTTTGAACCATGAGGTGACACCATGGTTTTCAACGAGAACGCAGCTCTTCTAAGCGCAAAAGGTTTACTCGACAAAAACATGATCTTCGAGTCGCAAGTTCAGCGACTCGGACAGCCGGTCATTGACGAGATTTTGACCGCTATGATCGCTCTTGCTCGCTGGCAATTCGAACGCTGCACAGCCGATTTCACTTCGGCTAATCGTGAGCTTGTTAACTATAAGCGCCACGCCGAAAAAATTTGGTCTGATCTTCAATTGGAAGTGAAGCAGCTCCGAGAAGAGAACATAAATCTGCGCGATCAAATCGCCCAAGGCGTAAAATCAAACAGCGGCGAAATTCTGCGGCGAGCAAAAGCGAGTGGAAGCTATCAGTGACTTTCAACTAAGGTTGACAGCGCACATTTACGCCTAAACAATTTTCTAAGACAAACCAACCTGGAAGGTGCAAATGAAAATTGGTCAACTGGCTTCAGCAATCGCAAAAAAAGAAGGTCATAAATCAGAAGCGCGCATCGGTGATATTCGAGAGATTCTTTCGATTGTCGCTGATATGTCTTACGACTCGCCTGAAGTTATTCCTGCGATCGTTCAACTTGGCATCGCGCGAGCGAAAAGGAAAAAAAGCCGTGTGCTTCCAAAACCCTGATCCGTTTGATGGCTTAGGCCAAAGGATTTTGGTTTTCATCGCATCGACATGCATGTGCATGGCTCTTGCGATTCTAATCCGCACGATCTTCGTGCACTTTGGATAGTATCTTTGAGTTGACCTAACCGATTTGATCCCGTGGTATCGTTAGACGAGCGCGGGAGCTTCCACATGATTCACGAATTAAAAATATGGCCCCAATTTTACTGTCGCGTTGCAGATGGCTCCAAGACATTTGAGCTTCGAAAAAACGATAGAGGTTTTCAACCTGGCGACGAAGTTGTACTGCGCGAATGGGACCCGAAGCTGCATCCAAGCAAGGGAACTCCGTTCGGTTATACGGATTCGCCGCCTCTCAATTTCACGATCGGTTATATGATTGCTCTCGACTCTCGTGACGTGATCTTCAGTCTTTTGCCAATCAAACCTAAAAAGGCTCGAGCTTGATAGATGAAGCCACAAGGCCGACCCAGAAAAGAATCTAACCCCGAAGGCCGACCGCCTAAGGATATCGACTGGGACGAGTTCGAATTTCTCGCGTCTATTCAAGCAACCCAAAAAGAATTGTGCGCGTGGTTTGAGTGTTCTCTCACAGCATTGGACTACGCTTGCCAAAAAAACAAAGGTGTTAGTTTAAGTGAATTTTGGCAGACAAGACGAATTATAGGCCGCGTAAAGCAGCGCAAAAGGTTAGAAGCTTTTGCTGAAAACAGCGATCGCGTTGCCATTTACGTCGACAAGAAATATTTCCCCGAAGAAAACCCCGACAGAAAAATTACGGCCGAAGAGCTTGCTAAGGCAGCGCAAGACGAAGCCAAGAATTTAACTCCTGGCGCTCTAACCTTTGAACAGTTTTGCGCTCGAGCGCACTACTTCAAACCATTTCCCAAACAAGAGGAAATGCGCGCCTTCGGTATGGACCGAGACGACACGCGTTTACTCTTGGGTGCTCGCGGTTACGGCAAGACTGATTTCGTTACGATCATGGGAACCGCTTACGATCTTTACGTCGCCTGGAAAACCGGCAAGGACATGAGTGAGCATACCAATCTAATCATAACGAAGTCAGGAAAACGAGCGAAGGCGATCATTCAAGAAATCGGAAATGCTTTAGAAGCTAACCTCGTCCCCCTGGAACAGTTCAACTCCGATATCATTAGAGTCGTCGGCCTCGTTGGCCAAGATCACTCGGTTGAAGCCATAACTATCAAGACATCAATGCGCGGCCGTCATCCCAAGCGCATTATTATGGACGATCCAGTAACCGACGAAGATGTCAGCGAAGCGATGCGGCTCACGGTCAAACGTCGATACGACGAGGCTTACAAGCTTCAGAAAAATATCGTGATCATTGGACAGCCAGCCCACGCGCTCGACCTCTATCAAACATTGAGGGGGATCATTGCGACAATGGAGGTTCCGCACGGCTCGATACCTGAATTGGACGTTGACCTTGAGGCGATGAAAATCGCCGGCGTAGACGCGCACTCAATTGAAATGAGTTATCACCTGCGCATTCCAAAAGACGGCGCGATTCCTTTTGGAGCACTCAATTTCATTAACGAATATCCAGTCGGAGATTCGGTCGCATTCATTGATCCAAGCGAAGGCGGCGACTTCACTGCCGTCACCGTTTTGAAAATGGTCGGGCAAGGCATCGTCTTTGAAGGTTACGCTTGGCAACGTGCATGGTTTCTGTGCGTCGATGACATCAAAGATATTTTCGTCAGGCTTGGCGTTCGAAAGTTTTGCTTCGAGACAAACAAAACGGGCGAGTTCCCGATACTTCAGCTTCGGCAAGTTTTCGGACCTCTCGGCATCGGCGTTATCGGTCACGCGTCGACGACCAATAAAGAATCGACAATTATGGTTGCCGCTTCAATGAGTCACATGCTGCACTTGAGCAAGAACAGCTCACCTGCTTACACTAATCAGGTTGTTGGCTATACGGCGAAGGCCAAATACGACGACGCGCCGGACTCACTTGCGCGCTGTCTTGAATGGTTGAATCTCATCAGGGGGAAATAATGGCATCTTGGTTTTCATGGCTCTCGGGATCTTCGTCGTCGTCTGAAATGCCTGATACCTACCCGATGCCAATTCGTGAGCTGGATTTTGTTTCGACCGACGTCCAGAATATCTACACGAGAATTCTGATAGACGTTTTCGAACGCACTGACGGCATTCCTGCCGAAAAACAAAATCTTCTTTGGGATAATTGCCTAGGCTCTGAAACACAAGACGGCTTGGTTACACTCGTCGCAAAAGCGATGCGAGATAAGTCAGAGCTTTTCATTATTTACTTCGCAAATCTAAAACTGATCAGAAAAGCAAACTCAAGCGAAGCTGCTGAAATCAAAGCTGGTTATGCGCAAAAGGCTGAGCCCGTTCGCGTCGAAGGCGGCGGGCTTGGCATGTACATCACTTTCAAGAACTTCTCGAAAAGCGACATGGTTAAGTTCTACTCGCAGCTTGAATACTGCGCAGTCGGTGGAGTTTGGAAGCAAGGCAATATTTCGAAGGCCCTTCAATTCAAGTTCAAAGAAATGCGTCGAGCGGTCGCACTCAATGATTCAGACGACGTGAAGTCTCAAGCCGTTCTCTTGGCGCGCGGTCTTTCGCAGGGCAGAGATATCGCAATGGACTCTGAAGATTCGGTAGAAACTGCGAAGCCAGATCTTACAGCGAGCCAAGCAATGCTCGATTTAATTTCCAAGAAACAATCGTTCTATCTAGGAGTTCCCCCAAGCTATTTGGTCGGAGAAATCAAAGGTGGAATGACCGACACTGGAAAAAAAGATACCAAGGCCATAGAGCAAGGCTTGAAGGGATACTTTTTCAGCATTGCAAAACCAATTGCTGACGGTCTCTTCGGTGTTAAAACCACATTCAAATCAAACGATTTCGAAATGCTGACATCTGCTCTTGAGACTCTCAAGACTTTCGACATCACTTCAGACGAGCACCTCTCGAAAGAAAACAAGACAGAAATCGTCAACAAAGTTTTCGGATTGCCAAAAGGCGAAAAGGGCGATGCTCCAGAGCCATTGCCGGTTGACAATAAGGTTCCCCCTGAAAAAACAAAGCCGGTGGAGTAAGTGAAAAAACGGCATGAGGACTCAACGCTTGAATACACAGACCGGCGTGAGTTCCGCATGTGCCGCCGCAAGCGAAAATTCAAAAGCAATGAAGCGAGTCGAATCGCGGCTCGCAGAAATCAAAGAAAATACGAGTGTCCGATTTGCGGGCACTGGCATCTAACCAAGGACAAAGAGGTATTATGAGAGAGCCTAAGCACGGAACGCCATATGAATATCGAAAAGGTTGCCGCTGTGAAGTCTGCAGGGCAGCGAACGCCGCCTATCAAAAGGACTACCAAGCGCGCAAAAAACTCAAAGCACAGACGGCAGGTGCGCAATGAATCGCTTAGAAAAGCGTCGCCACATGCGGCTCCTGAAAAAACAAGCGGCTCACCAAATGGGATTGCCTCGGACCATTCCAACGGTCGGCTTCGGTATCACGTTAACCAATAAGCGCATCGCCGTTTTGATTTGGAACCGCGCATACACTCTTTGGGCTAGACGTTGAGCATTGTTTTTGACCCGATCAAGATGCTGAAAAAGATAGCGCCTGAATCCAAGATCAAACGACTCGTTTCGGGAAAACTTGGGCTAAGGCGCACGGCTCTTTCATTTGTCGATGCCGCTGCCGATTCAAGTGTCGGAGTGCTCGACAAAAAAGCGGTTGCAGACGTCGCTCTAAAAACAATTCGCGGATATCAAGAGCGCGAAGCCAAGGCAATCGCAGAAAACAATTTCGAGCGATCGGCAGGAACCGAGTTCGCGCGCGAAGTTGTTGACGATCCGAGGCAGCTAATTCAGCGTGTTCAAAACGAATTGATTTTTCAGGTGCACGAAAAGATCAAAGAAAAATACGGTGGCCAAAAAGCTCGTTGGCTTCCGAGTGATAGTGAAGAGCCACGCCCAGAGCATCAGGCAAACTACGGTGAGACTTATATCATTGGCGAGGGGATCAATGGTGTCGAGCCCGGTGACGAACCTGGATGCAAATGCGGCGTTGAGATTTTAGTAAACGAAACCCAGCTAGAGCTGGAATAACCAAGGGGAACTTATGCCAATGACAGACGAAGAAGTAACGGCCCTCAAAGCTTCACACGAGGCCGCAATCACAAAAGCAAAAGAGGATGCGGTTAAGGCCGCAAAAGACGAATGGGAAAAGAGCAAAAACAATCCTAATCCTGATCCCAACAAAGATGACCTTGCGGCGAAGGCAGCAAAAGAGCGCGAAGAAGAAGAATCTAAGGCG